GCCTCCACGGGGGCGTCGATGTGCTCCACGACCCGCTCAGCAGCGACACCGGGGTGCCCGTCGTACATCGGGTACGCACCGGTGCTCTTGCTGTAGTCGATGTCGCTGTTGTCGATGAACAGCGGCACCGGCTCCTTGTCCATCGGGTAGGCGTTGGTCGACTTCGCGTAGTCGATGTCGCCCTTGGAGTCGACAGCCATCACAGGACCTCGCCGGTCACGCCGAACGTGATGCTCGGGGTGGTGCCGGAGACCGTCCACGAGGCCCGGACCCACCGGTCGAGGCCGGGGAAGGACTTGTGGGCGCTGGTGTTCGCCGCCGTCTGGGCGGTGAACGTTCCGACGCTGCGCCACGTGTCGGTGACGCCGTTGTCGTAGCTGGTGTCGATCGAGACGGTGATCGACGGGGTGGTGCCGGTCGCGGCGGTCACGATGGACTGGCCGCGGAACTCGTTCTTGTCGTCGACCTCGACACCAGTGCCCGCCCCTGTAGCGGTAACGACGGTGCCGGCGGGGACGAGCGTCGTGTCCATGCCAAGGTTCGCCATGAGAATGCCTGCCTTCTGCGCGTGAGTGAGCCACGACCGGACGGCGCGGCGAGATGACTTGAGGAGTGGTGCCTTGGTGGGGGCGGTGTTAGCTACCCGCCCCCACCGAGGTGTTACAGGTTGGTGACGGTGCCGAAGGCACCCGGCCGGTACACGGCCAGGAGCTCGCGGCACTCAGCCCGGATCGCCGTCTCGTTCCGCTGGAAGAAGTCGGCGTGGCTGTTCGATGCCTCGACGGTGATGCCGCCCTTGCGGAACACCTGCGACGCCTGCCGGAACGCACCGACGAGAGCCGTGTTCGAGGGCATCGCCGTCGTCGGGACGACCGGCTTGCCCCACAGCATCGGGGTCTGGACGCTCATGAACGGGCCGGAGCCGAGGTAGCGACCCTGGCTGTCCTTCGACAGGACGATGTTCTGCCACCCGAGCGGGTCGATGACGATCGTCTCGGGCTCGAGGAACGAGGTCGTGCGGATCGCGGTGATCTGCCGGTAGATCGCGTCCATGTCGTTGTCGCCCGACAGTGACGGGCTGGTGCCCTTCGCGATCGACGTCGCCAGACCTGCGCGGTTGAGGATCCCGACGAGGTTCGTGCCAGTCCCGTCGCCGCGGAGGAGCTGGACCTCCTCCTGGAGCTTCACGAACAAGGTGAGGCGCGCATCCAGGTAGGAGCGGATCTGGTCGAAGTCCTCCAGCATCTCATCCGACACCGGCAGGAACGTCGCGATCTTCTTCAGGGTCTCGTCGACCTTGCTGAAGGTGATCGCCGACTCCGGCTTCAGACCGAGCTCGGCGACGGTCGCGGCGGCGTTCGTGACGGCCGTCTCCACGAGGTACCGCAGCAGCGGGCTGTTCGTGGTGCCGGACGGGAACAGGTCCGCGACGGTGAGCGGCTGGAACCGGATGTCGGTGATACCCGGCAGGACCGTGGGGGTCTGGATCGTGGCGTAGCCGGGGCCGGGGCTGCCGGATGTCCCCTCAGTGAGGGCGGTCTTCAGCTCGATCGCGCCGCTGCTCCACTTGCCGGCCTTGCCGGAGACGCCGCCGCCTTCGAGGAGCTTCTTGTAGTTCGCGTGCTCCACGAACTGCTCACCGAGGCTCTTCGCCCGCCACGGCTTCTCGCTCTTCGTGGCCGGGTCGTCGGGGTCCTGGTCGCCGCCCTCAGCCTGGAGGGCTGCGATCATGCTCTTGCGGGTGTCCTCGAAACGCTCGAGGGACTGGACCTCCTCGGTCCAGGTCTTGATCTCCGGCTCGACCTGATCGAGCACGCTCTTCTTCTCCGCGGTGGTCAGCTTGTCGTCCTGGACGGTGTCCAGCGCCTTCTTGCTGAGCTCGCGGACCTTGTCCTTCGCCTCAAGAAGCGTCGGCATGGGTCTTCTCCCTTGGTCAGAGTGCGAGTGAGGCCAGTCGGCCTCGGATGGCGACGGCCCGCGCTTGCAGGTCGTCCTCTTCGGCGGTGCTGTCACCGGCAGCGCCAGAGCCGGCCGATTTCGCGGCGGGGTCGGGGGCGGCGGGGGTCTTGAGGGACTTGTTCTCCCGGTCGGCGTCCGCATCGGGCGCGACGACCTCGTGGATGTCGACTTCGGTCGCGTCACCGACGAGGGTGACGACTGCACCGTCATCGGTGAAGGTCTGGGAGTAGGTGGCGCTGTCGTAGCTGTCCGGCTCGACACGCGAGGACTGGAAGACGACTGTGCCGCCGTCACCTGCGTCGTTCGGGACGACGCCGCGGAGCCAGCCCCAGTAGCCGTAGTCGCTGCCGTAGGCGTCTTCGAGGGCGTCCCCCACCCGGTCCTGGAGGGCCTCGACGCTCCCGACGATCGACTTCGTCCGGAGGAGCCGCTTCGACGTCGCCGCGTCGCACGACGCGCCGGCTGCGACGAGACTGTCATGTGCCTCCTGGAGGTGCTGGAGGTCGGCCTTGCTGTTGCGTGCCCCGCTCTTCGACGACAGGATCAGCGCCTTCGGGTTCGACGGGACCGGCGTGAACGCGCCGTTGAGCAGCTCACCCTTCGTGATGACCTTCCGGTTCGTGCTGCTCTTCGTCGTCTGCTTCGGCAGGAACGCCACCGAGGCGGTACGGATGTGCCCCTCCGTAACGAGGGTCCGCACCTCCTGCCCGAGAGCAGTGGAAGCGAAGGTGCCCTTGACGACGAGGTTCCCGGTCTCGTCGTAGCGGGGGACACCCGATCCGACGGTGGTCGCGACGCTCATCCCGTGGTCGATGTCCATGCTGATGTGATCCGGGAGCGGCTCGAGCGCCTTCGAGGCCAGGCTCTCCTCGTCGCGGTCATCGTCCGGGGTGGACAGGATCAGCTCGAACTCGCCGTTCGGGTCTGCGCTTTCGACGGCCTTCACGGTCGCGAGTGCCTTCGTGACGTACATCAGGTGCCTTCCTGAGCGAGAGGGAGCGCCAACTGGACGGCCCCTGCGAGCCGCTTCCGGAACGTCTTCACGTCGTCGCCGAGCGCCACGGCGGTGCGGTACATCGCGACGACCCACGACGGGTCTCCGTCGAGGTTGTAGGTCAGGGTGGCCAGGTCGACCGATGCGAGGTCGGGGGTGCGGGAGAGCCGACCGGCGAGGGTCCTGCCGTCCCGCTCCGTCAGCGCCTTCCCGGTTACGAGGGGATCGTCGGTCGCCGCCGGCTGCTCCCCTTCAGGCAACTGCGGTGCGGGTGAGCCAGTCGGATTGCCCCACCGCTCACCCGCCTCGAGCAGTGTCGTGAGCGGCAGCAGAGCCGAGTTGAGGAACAGCTCATCCCCACCCTCGATGTCAGGCTTGTTCTCCTGCCGGCGGATCTCGTTGATCGTCGCCTGACCGGTCTGGATCGCCTGCGCGTTCGCCGGCACCCGCATCTCGTAGTCCCCACGAAGCACCTCATCAAGCAGGAACGCCGCGTAGTGCGCGCCGGAGCGGTCGAAGTCCGGGGCGAGCTGCGTCGCGAGGGTGTCCTGGTAGTCCTCGAGCCGCGGGGCTTGCGTGTCGCGATACATCGACCGCATCTGCTCCGTGATGTTGGAGAAGGTCGCCCGATCCAGGATGTGCACCACCGGAGGCGGTACGTCCCAGACGGCACAGCACTCGTCCCGGTTCAGCTGCCGCCCCGACAGGTACTCCATGTCGACGGGTGTGATCTGCATCGAGACCGGCTTCAGGCCCTCTTCGAGGATCGCCGTCTTACCCCACTTGTCGATGCCGGAATGGGCGGAGTCCCACGACGCCTTCACCCGGTCCAGAGCGCCCTGGCTCATCGTCTGCTCGGTCGACAGCGCCAGCGACGGTCGCGCGCCGTTCCGCCACAGCGCAGCCTGGCCACGGCGGGCGGCGTCCTCAGACAGCAGCGTCTGACGGAGCGGCTCGCAGGGGCTCATCCCGCGCACGATCGTGTCCGGGTTGTAGCTCTTGAAGTGGACCACGTCGTCCTGGTGCCACTCGACGAGCCGGTTCGCCAACCGCGACCCTGGCGCGTAGGTGTAGATCAGGTCCCCGACATCAACAGGCCGCGGCACCCCGCCGATGCCCCAGATGACATCGCCCTCTTGTGCGCGGCGGATGAACACGTTCGTCGGGTGGATCGGGTGGACCTCACGCACGCGGCCGGTGTCGTCGCGGAGCTTGAACCAGATCGCCTCGCCGTACAGCTCACGGGTGCTGGAGGTCCACAGCCACAGCTGCTTACAGCCC